TGGTCGAAGTGCTTACTTTAACTCGATCTGCAAATTTTACCACAGTAAGGCTCCATTAAGCTATGCGAATAATAGCGTTAGAAGCATCCGCTGCAGGAAACTGAATAGTAAAGTCACCTGCTGTAGAGGTCTTGTCAGAACCAAAGTCTAGTACGACCACTGTGTCCGTTGTGCCTGATCCACTACCTGTTGTGGTATTGTAGATTAAAGCACCGCGAGCTGTCACAGTTGCACTTGTAAATGTCAGGTCAGCGAAATCTGTTAACGCTGTCGTGCCACTTAATGATGGATCTACTCTTGTTAGAGTTCCCCCACCTGCAGAATAACCAGACCCACTTACTTCGTTAGAAGTAGTGTAGGCAGTTGTAGCTGCATTAAAAGAGGCGCTGTTTGTATACATTGCTAATTTAAATGTATCACCTCCTGAGTTTTTAAAGTTGTGCGCTCCCTCAAGAAGTTCTTGCTTGAAGGACGAACACATAAAGTTACCAGAAAATGCCATATCATAATCTCCTTATTAGTTCGGCAAGTTTAGGATGCCCCGCGTCTTTCAAGGCATTATACACGGTTGTGCGGTCACTGCGAATAGCTTCTCGCATATAAAATGCAACCACCTTTTCCATGTGCTTTTTGAAGGCTTGTGCCTGATCTCGGATAGCAGGGTGTGTACTGTCAGAAACACTTATAAGTTTCTCTACACAACGCTCCGATACCTCATCAGGTGTAAACCCTCTATTCTCTGTAGTCTGTATGTTAACTACTGGTTCTTTCGGTATTTCTACATTGAATTTAAACATTGTTCTCGCTTTCGCTGTATCCCTCTTCGCCATCTCTATAACCGTCTTGTTGCAGTAAGCCACCCACTTTAGTAAAGGCTTGCATAGCGAGTTGATGTTGTTTTCTGTACTCGTTCATAAGATCTGTGTCGCCCTTCATGTATGAGTACGCTTCTAATAATGCACCGTAAAGCAGAGCTGTTTCGGCATTGTCACCTAACCACGTTGTACCTGCTGTAACAATAGATGGTGGATCATAATAGTAATTTATTTGAGCAAGATATGCAGCGTCTGGCGTTGGCCCTAAGATAAAATATCCCGGTGTGGACGCTGTCCCGCCCACAAACTGACCATAATACTTTGGTAATCCTGTGTCTCCTGCAGGAAACGCTTCCTTCATAAAGGTAACATTCTTGTTGAGGAGATAGCTATAATTACCACTGCCATCTGTGATGGCTATAGAATAGACTGCGATCATGTCTGTGGGTCTAGCTAGATATTGAGAGTTAGCAACTGTACTACCAGTAGCGGCCTTTCGAAGCTCTGGAATAAGAACCTGACGGAGTATCTTCTCCTCTGCCTGTCTAACAAACGTAGGGATGTTACCCACAAAAGAAGTCTCTGTGTTTTCTGTGTAGTCCTGTATAGCCTGTGTTAACTCTGTATAGTTCATTTGAACTTATCCGTTTCTACTAAAGTTGCCGCCTCTAACAGCCTTACCCATACCCTTACAGGAACCACCTTTTTGCATGTATCCCATCTTGTTACGAACAGCCGTAGGCAGTTTCTTTAAACCCGTATTATTTTCAGGAACCGACTTAAGGCTTCCACCCTCTGCTGATTTCTTTGTGGGTCTTTTTTTTGGTCTTAAAGAAGTAGTTAGGGGTATTGATTTTGGTCTAATTTTAGGTCGCAAAGATTGATTTTTTGGATCTTTTTTCTTGCGAACTTCCGCAGCTTTTCTTTTAATGTCTGCGCCCTGTTCAAGATCTGTAAAAGTTTTTTTATCTGCATCAGAAGAGCCTCTTCTTCGAGGAGGAGCGCTTGGCATAGGGGGTTGAGCAAGGCCTCTAATCGAGCCAATTATCATTGGTGCAATTCTTTTCATTACAGAACCCGCACCTTCAGGTCTTCCAGTCTTTCTTTCCGTCTTCATTTTTGGCTTACTAGTTCTTGATTTGTTTCTACCTTTTATAGCCATCTTGCCCTCCAAAAAGTTCAATTGAACTTATTTTAACATGTTTAAATTTTCAAATCTACCGTTAAGGTGTATTCGCTTGGCCTCCCATACCACTGTGGTTAGTACAATAGTAATATAATGTTGGTGCGCCTGAAGCTACCACGATCTGAGTATAAGCACCTGCGTTTCCGGGGGTTCCTACAGTTGTAACGCCTGTTGTGTACTCCACTCCACCGCCATGAGTGCCGTCTGAGGTTGTAGAAATCCTTAGTGGATGTCCACTATTGCTTGAATGTGATTGATCAAATAGATAAGTGCTTCCCTCATTAATAGTACCTGTAGGTGCTTGTACGCCATCAATGTAAAACTTGTTACCACTACCGTAACCCGCAGAAGCAACTGTGATTGTAAAGATCTGTGTTACATTCACCAATGGAACAGCACTTCCAACACCAGATGTAGCAGAAGAACCAGTGACAGGAACAGTTTCCACTATGTCACCTGTTATTGTAACTGTACCTACAGCAGTTAAGGCACGAGATGGGGCTGTCGGGCTTGCAGTAAATGTAAGAGCTGCTGCTGCGCCAACAGCAGTTGTACCAGATACACCTGTGGCATTTACCACACTATCGTCAAAGCTCACGACAACTCTGCCTACAGATGCGGTCATAAATTGGGCAGGGTTCCAAACAGGACCAAAACCAAATAGCTGTCTACTCTCTTCTAAGGATCTGTCTGGCCTAGCATTTGAAAGGCTTTGGGGATCAAATATCCTTACTCTGCCTAGAAAATTTTGAGGATGATCTCCGTCAGCAACATCTCGACCAACCCTTAAGCCAGTCTTAACACCGTTCTTAAACTCATCAACAAGCTCGTTCAGTGGATACCTGAAGCCAGTTCTGTCGCAGAAACCGAAAGCATATTTACTTCTAGCAGTTGTCATCCACCACCCAATATAAATGTATTATATGGAACAAACTTAATAGATGCTGTTTCCGCATCTTCACCTGCTGCAAGCTCAAACTGATACTCATATTCTTGCTTTAAAGGAACAACTCTGGCTATCGCTTCTGGTTTTTTCATAGCTATTTGATATGCAAGACCCGCAACAAGACATGGAACAAATCTAGGTGGTATAGCCGCTGTTGTGCCAACGCCAGACGCTAACCCATCTATTCCTTTCAAACGGTGAAAAGCCAATACATAAGATGCGTCAGGTACAGGCCACAACGTCACCTTTGTTTCTGTAGCCAGTCTTTGAACAAATATTTGACTGGGCTTGCCCTGTGTATTTTTATTAGATTGCGCTGCGTAAGTAGAAACAGATATGCGCTGCAGTGCAGTATCAACTTGATTTGTTCCTGTTCCAGTCCTTATTTGATGTTCGATTACATCTATGGTGTCTACAGGCATAGTGTAAGTCTCTGTACCTGCAGTTATATTCAAAACACCTGAATCAACGGTAAAAAGATTTAGACCTCTGTTCTGCCATTCAAGCAACATAATATTAAGGCTACGCCTCGCTGTTCGAAGATCATAACCTGTGTTTAGCTCTAGACCTGCACGTTCATAAGCTTCTTCAAATATGTCAGGTAAATCTGGTGTAACGACTGCCATTTTATCCTACCGTTTCTTGGCTTTAGAGTTTCTAGGGAAACTCCTGTTTTTAGCTTTTGTTTTCATCGTAAGGTTTTTCCTAGAGTTATCACGAGGATTTCCGTTCTTGTGATCAACGTCTTTTCCATCACCTTTTTTTGCCTTACCTGCTTTAACCATCTTAGATCGTGCCGTGTTTCGAGATGCCCTCTTTTTCTTCTGTGTAGAAGATTTGTGGTAGCTATCGTATTCTTTTCGATAATTGCGGGGCATTGCTATCTATACCCTTTCGTTTTCTTTGCTATCTTTTTGGGTTGAGCCACATGTTGCTTACCTGCCTTCTTGCCTTTTCTCTTAGCACGGGAGGTAGCCGCATATTCGGCAGGGCTAAGGGATTTTATGGCTGCAGAAGGCAGGTATCTCTCACCAGTAGCCTTACGACCTTGCGTAGATGGCTTACCGCTTTTGGTACGCCATTTCTGCTTAGTCCAATTCTTAAGGCTTTTCTGTGACTTTTTTAGGGGCATTATTTTTTCTTCGCTTTACCGCCACGTTTCATAGCCATAGGCTTTTTAGCCATACCGCCACGCATCATTTTCTTTCCACCACGCTTCATAGCAACTGGCTTCTTTTTCATAGCCCTAGGTTTCATAGCCATCGTCAAGTCTCCTTTTTCTGTTAACAACTAGTTCCTCATACTCTTCATCAGGATACACATCATAGTAACCTAAAGTATGCAACTTATCACTTGCTCGAACTACCTGTTCGAGGTCTTGAATAAACACCATACAATAGTGCCTATCTATTGAGCTTTCCCAGTCATTATCTGAAAGAAAGTCTAGGTTTGCATCATCCGCACCGTAATCAGGATGAAATTCCATACAATGTAGGTTATCAAAAAGTATATTAAGGTTTTGAACATATTTATTAAATTTGTCTAATTCTGGAACTTCATATGAAGCGACAACAACAAGCTCCTTATTAGATAAGATAAAATCAGAGCAATGTCTTAGACTGTCTGCATATATATCATCTGTTTGCACAACTAATACTTTATCTTTTTCCCAAGCATTCTTAGCGTAGGGGCATGGAGAAAGACCTTTTAGGTTCTGGTTCGGTACTTCTAAAACCTCACTCGACCAACTTCTAAGATCTCTCTCTATTTCTCCCATTAGTCTCTGTAGCCTCCACCTGCTTTTTTATAAGCTTTTGCCATCATTTGGGCTTTTCTGGCTGACCATTGGCCCGGAGCGCCACCCTTTCCACCTGCCTTTATTCTATTGAATATACGTTTACGCTTTGCAGGATCTGTATAATTACCTGCCTCGTTGACGCGGCTCTTGGACTTCTTCTTAGGGCTACCACCTTTACCCATGCGAACAATACTTAAGTCTTTTGCATCATCGCCAGTAGACATCATGCTACCACCATTTTTTGCAACAGGGACTGCTTCTTGCGCTCGCATCTGCTTCTTTTTCTTTTGTTGCTTTGCGAGCATACCCGCAGGGCTAAAACCTGCACTTGCCAGTTTACCAAAAGCACCCTCACCCGAAATCATTCCATATAATGGACTGATACTACCAAGCACTTTGCTGCCACTCTTTTTCTTAACAACTTTCTTTTTCATCTTACCTGACTTTATCTGTTTGCTCATATTCGATCTTGAGATAGCCATTATAAAAACCTTCCCGCTACAGCCGCAGCAATGATTAAGACGGCAATGCCCCACAGCCGCATATCAAGGCGTTCAAGCTGTTTTTCAATACGCTCAAAACGTCTATCTGACTCTTTTTCATGCTTTTCCATAATCGTTAATACGTCTTGCGCTTTCATCAACATTTCCATCTTTTTCTAGCCTGTCTCAGGCGACTGTTTGGATCTTTTGCTGCTTTTGGAAACTGCTTCATCTGACCTGCAGATCTAGCGCAATAAGACTTACGTCTTTTCGCAGCCTTACTACCTTTTTTAACTGTGCCAGTCACAGCGGTTTTAAGCTTAGAACCGGGGTTATCCCTACGGTACTTAGCTACACCTTTAGCGGTCATACCCGCACCTTTTTTGGTGGGGCGTTTTTGCCC